ATGTACATAAGCACACTCTTATTGAACACGGGCATTATTTATAAAGCGGTATGCCTCTGATTGGATGTCAACCCAAAGGTAGACAAGGTATCTCAATGCTGTCAAACAGACCCTCCAGTTCCTTCTGCTCGACTGGAGTCATTCCAAACGCGCACCAGAAATCAATCCGGGCCTCATCGGTCACAGGCAACAATCTGCTAGTTATTGCATCTGGACGCATGAGCATGTATTCCTTCACCAAAGCGTTACTCACCATATGATCAGCGGATCGATAAAGCATGGAGGCGTACGATTGCAGCACCGGAACACCAGTGTTGCAAGACAACTCACCCAATCCGATCGATCCCAACAGTCTCTTCCAACCTAAGCCATTCATTTTCTTGCACGTGTAAGATGTTCGTGACATCACGCGCCAAGGGTCGCGAACCATTCTCCAACGACCAGCTATTCGCAACGGTTTGCATTGGCAAAAGGACACATCATGGAGGGAATATACAATCTCGATTTTGGCGATCATACCAAAGTCAGAGAAATGCATATCCAACATCTCTAGGTCACTTTTCTCCATCAGCAACACACCATCATCTCCTGCAATCAATTTAAAATGATCAATCCACTGCATGATCTCGGCAGTGATAGCATCATTGACCTCATTATCCCCCAACGACGTGTTATATTCTCCAGACATCATTGTTGCAACGATAATCCAGATCAACATGTGCATTGAGGTAACGCGATTCTTTTCTTGCAGGCTCAGAAGAAACTTCAACCATTTGGAAGGATTAGATCTACGGTAATATTCCCACTCTATCAAATCACGTAAGCGCTTGCGCATGTGAGCATCCATACGATGGTAATCCAAGAGAACCGCAACTGGATCTTTCAGTGCGTTCCATTTCGTAGCCAAATTATTGCCTATCTGCCAAGACGTCATTCCTTTCGAGAAGTGCCTCCACTTAACTGGCAACCACTCACCATTTGGTGCAGTATTGAAAAATTTCTTTTCCACGGCACGCAGATAGCGGGCTAACTCATAAGTATAAGCCGGTTCTCTAAATTGTATCAATCTAGGGCAGTTATCAATCATTGGCTTCAAATTCTCGGACATCACACTACAGGCTTCCCATTTTTCGAATTTGATAAAGGCCTTGACCTGAGAGAATCGGGTGGACCAACCCTCCTCAACAAATTGGCGAGCTAACCGCACTTTGTTACGTCGATTGCTCGGAACATCGGCGATCAGCTCATCCCATGTCATAGGCTCAATAGGCGGGACTTTTCTGTACTCAAAATAAAACTTCTGCAGATCCAACAGTCGGTCATCGTTTACCTCAGGCAATTGTATTCCATGCCTTTTGGACAATGCGACACGCTCATTGGCAATACAACCGGTATACGCCGAGCAAACGTAATTCTCCGGAAGTGCTAGCATAGGTATTAATTGAGTTACAACACTCTTATGAACACAATCAGTGGTTGGGTCATTCTTTATCGTGACGTGATCGCCCACTACTAGATCAGTGTGACCACAACAAACACTAATCTCATCACGAACTAGCCACCGTCATTTAGCTTTTGGGAACACGCGCACTGGGTGTGCAGCATGCCACTTACAAGCCCGATTCTCGGCTAATAATCCTCCAGCACAAACGGATGTGTCGCACAGCCACCACCACATGCGATACAACCACGGGCTTTTACGATCTCTCAAACCCGCAAAGGCATGATTATTTCTCACAACATGATATTCTTTCTTCCCCTTGGTCCACCCATCGATAGCCGCTTCGACGGGATTTTTGTCAAACACACTCTTCAACACTCGGCTGAGCATGCGCTCCTGTTCGACAAAAGGGATATCATGTTTGCGGAAAAAAGCCTCAGACTTGCGCTTAATGGCTGGGAACATTGAATCATCCATCAAAACACCGATTCGCTGCAATCTCAAATAGGCAGCTAGTTCATCATCCAAAGTAACCTCACTCTTAGTGCTGTCCCCTCTCACACTACGAATAGCGGGGACAGGGCGGTCTGGCCCTAAAACCTTTGGCACGAACATCGCTCTAGAGAATAAAGACAGTTGTCGGTCTGTTAATTTCAACATTCCCAGCCCTCGATCTGCTAAAGTTCGTGTAACTTCAGCATATTGGCCCACCTCCTGCCGTTCTTCTGGAGCCTCAGGGGTGGTAGATATTGACCTATTTTTATTAGTTCCAGTTCCTTCTTGGTCAATCTGATCGATCGAACGGAGTTGCCCAATTGCCTGTTGAACATTCTCGAGGGGCACAGATTGTTGATCTCGCAAACCCCCTGACTCTGAATCTCTCTCGGGAACATCAATCCGATTTCCTGGTTCAACGCTGTCTTCAGCGACGCAGAGCGCTGCACGACCATAGCGAGTTTGACAACGTTCGCAATATCGCTGATCTCTCGCACACGCTGAGAACCAGCAGTGGCACACAGGACATTGAGTATCATCAAAGAATCTACAATTGCACTGGAAACCGCCAACTGCGTACTTGCCCGCACGCCGAATTCTCCTATGCACCATTGACAAACATGTTGAGCATCGGCAAAGACTACACCACTTGCACTCGCAATAATGCTTGTGCTTAAGCGGGTTAATCTCTTGCACAGATAAACCATGCTTCTTAGTTTGGCGTGCACGCACCCTCCTCGACAATGAACTTGAACAGCTGCTGGTGGTATTGCATTCCGAAAATCCGAGGCAACTCCCTCCTTTCTCACACCTCCGTAATTTCCTGAACGAGATTGCTCGCCAGGTTCGCCCCCGGAAGTTGAAGGCAAGTCACTAGCATTGGAGTTTCGAAGGATCGTCCCTCCATGCGCGGTTCGTGACTGACCCTTTGCGGGTCCCGCGACTTTGAACACCTTAGTGCGTCTACCATGCCTAGACATGATAAAGGGTTAGTCTTTCCTAACAGCCAGAGAGAGTGTGTGTGAGCTAATGACTTCACA